CTGAACCGCGCTGGTCAGCCCTTGCGCTGTGAGATACGCCGACAACGCCGGGGCGTAGCTGGTATCCACGTTGTACGGAATGTTGATCAGGACGTTGCGGAGCTTTGAACCGGCCTGCGACGCCACGGCATTGATGAACTTGACCATCGTCCCCCAGGCGAAGGGACTGCCACCCGACTTGTAGGCGCGGATGTCGAATTCGGCTGGCCGATCGGTCCACGCCACATCGGTGCGGGTGTTCGTGCCCAGATAGTCCATCAACCGCAAGGTCGCGAACTTGGCGTAGTGCGTCAGTGCAGCAGAAGCGAACTCGGGCTGCCCCACCGCCGTGACCGAGCCATCGCGCGCCATGTCGGGCAACTGCGACATCGCGCCGCTGAAGTTGATCGTTTGCGAACCTGCCGTTCCGAGAGCAACGGTCACGGGATAGCGAACGCAGACCCCGTCCCCTTGCGGAACGCCGGTGCCCAGCGTCATTCCACTGGCCGCGTTCATCGCCGCGGTGACCGTCTGCCCGACCGAATAGACGTTCAGGTAGTAGCTGCCGGGAGCCACTGGCCCTGATACGCCAGCGCTGGGCGGCGTGTTCATCACCAACGAACTCGGTCCCGTCGGCAATCCATTGACGTCAAGCGTTGCCGGTGTCCCGCCCGTGCCGATGGCAGTAAAGCCCCGAGTGTCCCTGCAGACGTTGTTGTAGAAGTAGTTCGTGACGAAGTCGGTCGAAGACCCGACGCCGCCGCCCATGTACCCGAGCGAATTGATCGTGACGGTAGTGAGCGCTGCCAGAGCGGCGCGACGAATCAGGTTGATCTGAAAGCAGCTGATGGTTTTCATGCGTCAATACCCCAGCGGAAGTTTGATCAGCGTGAGGCGACGCAGATCGATCGTCAACGGCTGGCTCGTCGTCGCGCCGGCGAACTGAATTTCAACGGCCGCGGTCACGGTCGTCATGGACGGGTGCACCTTCATGACGCCGCTAACCAGGTAGAACGACCCCGGCGAGCTGTCGCCGTAGAAGACGTTCAGCCCCGAGACGGTGGCTTCTGTCGTACCGCCGTTGTTGCCGCCGAATCCGTTGCAGTAGGTACCCGAGTTGTTGCTGATCGCAGTCGCGTATACAGCGCTGGCTTGGGATGCATCCCAATTCGAGTAGCTGTAAACCTCGCAAGCAATGACGAAGGAATCGCCAACGGCGAGGCCGGCCGCAGCGATGGTCTCGGCGGTTGTGTTGCCGACGAACTTGGCCCGGTCGTTGGCTGCAGCAGGTTGGATGACGAGCCGCGTTATCGCACCGAATCCGTCTCCGGGGTCAGCCAGCACGGACATCGTCGTGCTCGGAGATCCCACGTCGCGCGAGACATTCTGATTGTTGCCACGCGTGCCGGTCGTGCCAGTGAAGAATCCAGTCGTGCTCGTCGTGTAGCCCGGCCACAAGTTGTAGTCGCGAACAATCGTGGTGTCGGCGACCGCGCCGGCGTAGGGCACCGCCACAGAAGCCGTTGGCAGCAAGTCGTGGGCGACGATCCTGCCGGAAAGGGCCGCGATGACCTGCTGCGCTTCGTAACGCGCGGCGCGTGAGTGCGCGTGAATGCCATCAACCGCCAGCACCGACCACGACCACGCAGCCAGGTTCGGACTGCTGGTTCCCGTGTCCGTCAGACCGGTGTTCGTGTCAACGAAGATGGACGAACTGCCGTTGCACGCCGCAGCGATGATCGCGTTCGCGGCCACCGCCTTGTCGTTGTAGGCGCCGTACCCGGAGACTTGAACCCCTTGGGGATTGATGCTGATGACGACGGCTGTCTTGCCCGCAGTCGTGACCTTGTTGATCAACGTGATCACGGCGGCCGCGGTTGCTGCCGCGGTTGCGCCGGACTTGATGTCGTTGACGCCACCTTCGATCGCGATGAACTGCGCATTCGTCGCGCAAGCCAAGTCGCACTCCGGCCCCATGGCAGACGCAAGCATGCCGCCTTGGGCAAAGGCACCGACGAACTTGATGCCGCCCTTCAGGATGGCCTGAAGATTCTCGATGACGCCGCGGCCCGTCAGGCAGCTCATCTTCACAGCGAAGCAGTTCGACCCTGGCGTTGTGCTGCCCGCAGCACCGGTGACGGTGGTCTGAATTGTGTAGGTGTTGGCGTCGACATAGTGGCCGTCGCCCATGACCGCGTAGGACGAATCCGTCGGGTTCGCAATGAAGACTTTCGAGTCGCCGAAGATGCCGTGGTTCGTCTTCGACAGCGTGACGAGTCCAGCGGCATCTCGGGTGATCGTGGCACCCGTCAGCGTGATTCCCTCTTGGCCGAACTGCGTGCGCGAGTTGCCGACCGAAGCCCAGATGGCGTCCGCGATCGGAGTCGATCCGTACTTGCGATAGCGCTGACGCGCGTGAAGAGCGACGCGCATTTTCAGTTCGCCAAGACGCGCCACGTGTCTTGCGACACCTGGTAGAGCATTGCAGTTCGGTACTGCGCGCTGATCGAGTACGAATCTGCGGCCGGTTTGACCAACGTCACACCTGCACCAGCTGCGATTGTCGTGACGCCAGCACCGGCCATCGTCACCGTGACGACGGTGCCGACAGGAAACGGTACCGCCGAGTGCGGCGGAATCGTCAGCGTGTTGGCGCTGGCGTTGTTCATGTCCACGTTCTTGCCAGCGTCAGCCAACACGAGCGTGTAGGCCGTGCCAGTCTGCGCGTTCGTGATCTGCTGCGAAAGCGTAGGGGCTGCCGGATTCAGCGTCGTCGTGAGCGAACTGCCTGGCGTCGTCACGTCGCCAGCCAGGATCGGGAACTGGGCTGCCGCGACGCGTCCTGCGGTATCCAATGCGGGCGAAAGCGTGTAGGTCCCGGCAACGAGACAGACCAGTTCGTCTCCCTCGTTCACGGAGGCGATGCCGTCGATGTTCGGCGAGAGGGCCGTCGTGCCCGGTGTCGTGTTGACGAACGATGACCCGAGCACGGCGGTGCCAGACGTCAGGTGCGGCGTGTTCGTGCCCGCTGCCCAAGCCACGGGTTGCCCGAGAGCTCCCACGTCCCCGGCCGCCAACGTGACGTTGCCGCCGCCATCGGGCGTGATCGTGTTGATGCTCTTGACGGTGCCGGTACCACCACCGCCCCCAGCCTGAAGATCCAGCGGCGCGCCGGTCAGCGGATCGCAGAGGATGATCTGCTCGCGCTCCGCGCCGTTGATGACCTTGGGCGCGTTCTGCGGCGTCGAGTTCCCGGTCAGAAGCGACACCTGCTTGACCGGGTTACCTTCCAGGTAGACGGTCCCCAGATTCGGGAAATTGCTCATGGCTTTAGGCCTCCCAGATGAATTCGACGTACCCGTTGGCACCGGCGCCACCGGCTTGGCTGCCGGCGCCGCCGCCGCCGCCGGCACCGTAGGACGTTGTCGCAGGCGAGCCTGCAGCAACCGGACCCGTCATGCTGCCGCCGACACCGCCGACGCCAGCGCCGAAGGGCGAGCAGCCGCCCGCGCCGCCGCCGCCGTTGGACGCCTGCGAGGCACCGCCGGACAGGTTGGTCGTCGTGTTGCCGCCAGCCCAGAAACTCGCGCCACCGGCAAAGGCCACCGCGCCGCCGGCACCGGCGCCAGAGCCGACCGCGCCACCGCAGCGGATCTGCGAGGCTGTCGTGCCGGAAGAAAACGCACCGGCGCCGCCCGCGCCCGCGCCGCCCGCGCCGCCGGAGCCGGCCAGGCCGGAGTTGCCGCCGCCGCCGCCGTTGGTGGACGCGCCGGCCGCGCCGCCCGCGCCGGCGGCGTACGTGCGGGTCCCGATGGTGGTGCTGGCGATGCTCGTTGCCGAAGGCGTCGACCCGGGAGAACCTGCCGCGCCGCCGGCGCCGCCGGCCGGCGTCGTCACCGTGATGACCTCGCCGGGCGTGACCGTGATGTACTCGAGCCAGTGGGCAGCGCCGCTGCCACCGCCGCCACCGCCGCCGCCGGCAGACGCGAAACCGCCACCGCCGCCACCGCCGGCGCCCGTGGCGTTGACCTTCAGCTGCCGGACGCCTTGCGGTACGGTGAACGAGTAGGGACCTGCGCTCGTGGCCTGCGTGACCCCGTCGATCTTGAACGTGACCCCGTCGAAGGTGGCCAGGTGCTGCTGGCGTGGTGCGTTGTAGAGCGGCATGTCGATTCCTTTAAGTCCATTCGCGTGCAGCGAAAGCCTGGCCCGTCGTGGCGCCGATCAGCGACACCGCGCCCGTGCCCGAGCCGCCGAGTGGTGTCTCGTAGAGCTGGCCCGGGCTCAGGCGCACGCTCGGCTGGCCTTGAATGGCCGTTGCCAGCGTCGAGAAGTAGAGGTCCCCGTTGGACTGGTTCTGGATTTCGAACCCCTTGCGCGCGGCGTTGCTCGCGATGATCGTCTGGGCCGTGCCGCCCGCGGTGATCGTGCCGCTGCTGTCGGTGCGCGTGGCGATGGCGCCCGCGACCAGGAACACCGCGTCGGACGCCGGCGCGACGCTCAGCGAGTTGGCGGCCGTCTTGATGCCGAGCGTCGCGGGCAGCTGCGCGATCAGCGACGTCAGCCGCTGTGCGATGCGCTGCAGGCGCCCGTTCAGGCCGCTCGAGGCCGTGTCGGTGGCCGGCGCTGTCTCGGTCAGCGCGCCGGCCAGGGTGGCCGTGACCAGCGTGGCCACGTCCGTCGTCAGTCGCCGCAGCTTGGCCGAGATGGTCCCGGCCGCGCCGGCCGCGACGACGGCGTCCGCGATCGCGCCTTGCGTGACGTCGGCGCCGTCGGCGACGGTGACGGCACCGCCGCCCCCGCCGCCCCCGCCGCCAGTGCCCGTGGCCGACAGCGACATCGTGGTGCCGTCCCAGACGTAGGGGCCGGTGCCGTCACTCTTGGTGTAGAAGCCGTCGGGCAGTGGGGTGTAGCCGGTGGGGATCATGGCGGGTCTCCGAAATTAAAGCGCGCTGGACGCCGCGGCGCCCTGATTGTTGCGTTGGGCGTCCAGACCCTTGGCCACGGCTGTCTGCACGATGCCAGCCAGCGCCTTGGTCTGCTGAGCCGAGTTCTCGCGCGCCGTGATGGCCTGCTCTTTTTGCTGCTCGAAGGCCTGCAGCTGCTGCTGGTTGGCCTGCATGGCCTGCGCGTCGGCCTGCATCTTGGCGTCGATCTCGTCGTCGGTGGGCACGACGTCGTCGGCCGGCAGGTCCATCGCCGCGGCCGTGGCGCGCAGCAGCGCCGCGCGGTGCTTGGGGCCGATGATGGGCGCGTCGATCGGGTTGGCCGTCAGCGTCAGGAACTGCAGGCGCCGCTGCTGCGACGACTCGCGGATCAAGATTGCCGCGGCGCCGCGCGGCACCACGATGCAGTCGCCCTTGATTGACTCGTCGGGGTTGTAGAGCATCTCGTGGATAAACGTGTCGTTGATCGTGGGCGCGATCACGTTCATGTCGATGTTGGAGATCGCGCGGCGCAGACCCTTGGCCGCGTTGTTCATCAGCATGGACAGCCCGCCCAGCGTGTCGGCCGAGCCGCCCGAGCTCTCGTTGCCGTAGGTGTAGCGCGGGATGCCCGTGGCGTCGTCGGCCTCCAGCGAGAACTTCTCGTAGACCGCCATGAGCGGGCCCGAGCGGTCGTCAGGCTGGAAAAACCCGATCCCGGGGTTCACGCCCTGGGTCGGGTCGGACTTGAGCTGCCAGAGCTTCCACGGGAACATCTCCATCGACTGCTCGCCGTCGGCGAACCGGTCAGCGTGCACCCAGACCTGCGGGCCCGAGGCGATGGACAGGTTGTCGGCCAGCCGGCACAGCGTGGAGTTGCACATTTGCTGGGGCGTGCGCATCAGGTCGGGCACCGAGCGGCCCCAGAACGCGCCCGGGATCTCGTCGTAGCAGGCCTTGCGGTAAGGCCGCGTGCCCATCAGGTTCGGGTTCAGCGCCGCGTACAGCACGTAGCTGCCGCAGATCACGACGTTGCACTCGTAGTCCTTGGTCTCTTCCAGGCCCGGCACGCCCCAGGACATGAGCTTCCAGCCGGGCACCGAGCCCCAAAACGCGAGCGCGTCGATCACGCCAGGCGGCGCCAGCCACATGAACGTGGTTTCCTGCTCCAGGCGCTGGCGCTCGGACTCGGTCCAGAGCCACGCCTCGAGGTGGCCGTTGGAGTAGTCGCGCAGCGCGCCGTCGATCTGCTCGTCCTTCCATCCGGGCATGCCCTTGAAGTCGTAGAGCTCGTCGCGCCGGAACCGCATGCGCTCGATGAAGTCGCCCTTTTGCGGGCTGGTGGCCGCGGCCGCGGGGTAGGCGTCGAACGGCGAGACGCGATGCCAGGTCTGAATCGGCACGTCCCTCACCACAGGCTTCCAGCCGTCTTCCCAGTGCAGTTCCTTGCGGCGCGAGTAGATCGGGCCCTTCAAGATCGCCGCCGGGAACGTGACGAAGTCCTCGACGAAGCCGTCCATCGCCTGGGCGTAGCCGCCGTCCTCGAGCCGATCGCCGATGACCTTTTCCATGCGCTCGGCCCGGTCCTTGGCCATCTTGTCCATGGTCTTTTCGGCGTCTTCGCGCAGCTTGTCGCCGATCATCATGACCATGTCGCGGAACTCTCCCGAGTCCATCACGGCGCCAGCTTGGCCGGCCTGCTGCATGGCCTGCTTGGCCTGCGTGAGCGCCTTGCTCACCACCGCGTTCTTGAGCGGAAACGGTAGGTCAGGGCGCGGACTGGGGTCGATCCCCCAGGGCTGTTCGCCCACCGGCAGCACGATCTCGCGGATCCACGCCGAGGCCGCGCGGCACTTGGTCTCGGTCAGCGGCGCGTAGATGATGTTCATCCCGCCGCCCGAGGCCGTCTGCATCAGCGCGACTTCGTCAGGTGAATACACGCCGCGGCGCGCGCGCAGGTCGGCCAGCAGCTTGCGGTCGATGATCCATTTGTTGAGCTTGTTGCGACTCCACGAGAGCCGCACGTGGCCGGCCAGCGCCGACTCGAGCAGATCGCCTGAGAGCTCGCGCGCGGTGTCGGTCACGGACGCTGCCGCATCGCGCTGCAAGACCTCGGACAGGCCAAGGGAGCGAACGAGCGGATTGGAAGTCGCAGCGGCCATCGGGCTACCAGGTCAAGGAGGTGGCCGGATCGCGCGGGCGCGGGTTCCGCGGGTGGTCTGGTGGATCGCGTGGGACTCGAACCCACCGAAGCTGGCTTGCAGGGCCTGCCTGCGCCCCTGCGCGCAACCCAATGCCGCGCAGTGTAGCAGCGGCCGGGCTACCTCGTCCACACCACCCGGCGATGCGTCACGGGCCGCACCTTGGCCACGTGCACCTTGCGGTCGATCAACTCGGGGATGAACGACAGTGCCAGGCTGTCGGCCTTGTCCGGGGACTTCACGCCGCGCTTGCGCGCATCCTTCTTGGACTCGAGCTGGATGCGCATCTTGCCGTCGTAGCCGTAGGACAGGCCCGTGAGCTGATCGGCCAGCTCGTCGTCGTCGGGCACCTGGCCGGTCTCGAGCCACGTGCGCATCGCGCCCCAGGCCTCGGAACGCTGGTTGAAATACTGGTTCACGTCCTTGGCCGGCTGGCCCCACATGATGGGCATGAGCGGGATGCCCAGGTTCATGCGCTTCAAGACGCCATCGAGCTCGGCGCCGTTGCCGATGGCGTCGTAGACGATCGCGGCGATGGGCGCGTGCTCGCGCGCCAGGTTCTGCACGCGCCCGCCGATGTCGAACCCATCGAAGCCCTGCAGCTCGAGCTGGAACAGCGCGCGCTGGCCCTGGCGCAGCGTGATGACGGTCGAATCGTCGCCGAACCGCGCCGGGTCGACCGACAGGAACTTCTGGTGGATCTGGTAGATGCGCGGATCCAGCCGGCGCCGGCGCGCCTCGGTGACCATGCCCGGCGCGATGAAGTTGTCGTAGCCCGCGCGCGGGAACATGCCCTTGACGCGCACGCGCACGAAGTCCGAGTCCTCGCCGTACTCGTCGATCCAGGACTTGATGGTCGCCTTGTTCGTGAACGAGACCGTGCGGCTGTCCACGCGCGCATAGGTCGAGTGCTTGTGGCGCCGCGGCTTGGTGCACTGGTTGAAGAACTCGCCCGAGGTGCGCGTGGGGTTGCCGTAGCGCAGCCAGAAGATCTGGGTCTTGGCGTCGGTCAGCGCGCCGCGGCTCACGGTCCAGATGTTGTCGTGGATGTTGGAGGCCTCGTCAAACAGCAGCAGCAGGCGCTTGCCCTGGTTGTGCAGGCCGGCGAAGGCCTCGGTCTTTTCGGCCGACCACGGCACCTGGTCGATGCGCCAGGTCTTGGCGCGCTCTTCGTCGTCGGCGATGTAGATCGCCGTGGCGGTCATGGTGAACAGCTGCTTGGCGATGAACAGGCTATACCACTTCCCGAGTTCGGCCCACGTCTTGGTGCGCAGCTGCAGGTCGGTGTTGGCCGTGACCACGCCGCGCGTGTCCTCGCAGGTGGCAATCGCCCACAGGATCACCCAGCTGACCTCGGCGGACTTGCCCACGCCGTGGCCGGCCGAGATGTCTTCCTCGACCATGCAGCCGTCCAGGCCGCCTTCGCGGATGGCCTGGGAGATGCGGCGCTGCTGGTCGACCTGCCAGCGCTCAGGGCCGGCAAAGTCGGCCAGCGACGTGCCCGGCTCGCCCCACGGGAACGCCCAACGCACGAAGCCCTCGAAGTCGTCGCCGAACCGCGCCAGGTCGTCGAACAGGGCGTCGATCGTCGAGCCCTCGATGGCCTCGTTGGTCATGTCCACGGCCCGGATGACGAGCGGCGCGCCGATGCTGGCGGCGGGCCCCAGCGGCACGGCCGCGCGCTCGTAGCAGGGCGCAAAGCGCTTGCGATCGGCAGGCGAGTCGTCCAGGTCATCGACCGGGCGCGTGCTGAAACGTCGCCGATCCCGGTCATTGGTCGACACCGCTGCACGACGCGTTTCAGGCCGGGGTCATGTCGAAGTAGTACGCCTTGCCCAGCGTGAACATCTCGAGCGCGGCCGGGTTGTCGACGGTCATCTCGAACTGGCCGGAGGGCGTCGCCTTCTGGAAGCGCTGATCCTCGGGAATCGACTGGTCGTAGACCGCCTGAAACGTCAGCTTCTTGGCGCCCCAGCTCGCGAACGAGGTGATCGAGGTCAGGGTGAACTTGGCGCGAACGGTCATGCGGATCTCCGGTGCAGTGGGCGAAACGCGAAGCCTATCGCAGACGCGCAGGCTGTCGCACGGGTTGAGCAGCGACATTCAGCCGCCGCGGCGCTTGAAGCGGCCCGGGCTGGTGGTCTGGGCGATGGCGTTGGGCGCGCTCGAGAGCATGCCGTAGCCGAGCGCGGCGTCGGTGCGCGAGGGCAACCCTTCAGCCGCCGGCACGGCCGCCAGGCACTCGGGGTCGGTCTGGTCGACCACGCGCTGGGCGCGGCCGCGGCCGGTCATGAGCGAGGCGGTGCGCGTCATGCCGATGCCCGTGGCCTGGGCGCGGAACTGCTGGGGGTCGACCGCGGTGGCGCGGTGCGTGGTGGAGTCATCCGGCGAGATCTTCATCATCGTCCTCACTGGCCGCGGGGGTGGATTGGGGAGTTCGGGTAGGCGTGGGCAGCGCCACGGCGCGCTGGCGCGAGTGTAGCGCGATGCTGTCGGCTTCGGGGGCGTCCAGGCCCAGCGGCGCGGCCGTGACGTCGCCGGCCAGGGACGGGTCATCGTCGACGCCGTACTCCAGGCGCTGGCCGCCGGCGGCGATCGCGGGGTGCTGCAGCACCACGGCATCCTCGGCCTGCTGGTTCAACTCCGCGCGGTTGGCGGCGGCCTGGCGCACGCGCGCGGTCTTGAGCCGGTCGGCCAGCGCGTTGGCCAGCGCGTTCACGCCGTCCGAATCCTCGCCCACGATCTTGAAGTGACGCGCGAGCAGGCCCAGCGCGGCCATCTTGTCGTGCGTGCGGATCTTCTTGACGGTGAAGACCTCCTTATCCTTGCCGTGGCCTTCGCTGCGCACCTCCACCTCCACGCGAGACACCGCGGCTGCCGTGTCGTCGCCCAGCTCGTGCATCTTGCGCAGCGTGCCGTACTCGTCGTCGAAGAGCTCGCGCGGGTCGTGGAACGCGATGCGGGCAATCTCGATGAGCGTGCGCTCGGCCGTGATGCCGGCCTTGGCAAAGCGCTGCTTGACGATCTCGTTGACCCGGGCCGAGATGTCCGGGTGGCTGGTCAGGCTGTAGGCGTAGGCCGCGGCGTACCCGCACTCGACGGCCGCCTTTCGCGAATTGCCGCTCAGGGCATACGTTTGCGCGAACGCTTCGTGCGAGGGATTTTCAAGCTGAGGCATGGGGTAGTGAAAAATTTTTCAGATTTTCGAAATTGCGAAATTGAAAATTTTTGCGGGTGGCTCGGGAATTCGGATTTTGGGTTTGGGGTTCGCGGGGAGGTAGTCGCCGTAGAGGGGGTAAGGCCTCCCGCCCCGCGAGCCCCTCCCCTGCCCTGCCACCCCTAACTTTTCGAGGCCCCAGGCAAAACAAACCATAGCGGTCACTAGTGAATCGCGCCCTCCGCCGTGCTTCTCGGCTCCACGGGAAGTAGAGCCACGCAGTCGCGGATGTGCTTGGACACTCCCGCGACCACGGAGACCCAGTTCGTTTCGCTTGCCAGGTCTGCGCGCCCGCGCTTCATGAGGTTGTCGAGCACCTCCGCGGCGATACGTTTCGCCGTGCCCTGGACGTCCATGTCGCGGCTCACGGCGAACGCGGCCTGTTTCGACGTCCCGTCGTCCCAGGTGAACAGAATCCCGGCTTGCGTGCGAGAAAGCGGCGCTTCGAGGCGGTGGAGTGTGCACATCGTGGGCCGTATTGTGCGCTATACGAACACCGAAGAGCAAATCACGGTTCAATTGTTCGCTGTGCGAACAGTTTTATAACTTGCGGTTCTGGGTTTACGGCTCGTTATGCCGAGCGCGCAGGAATTCAAGTCGCGAACCGCGATAGGCAACGTCTGTAATTTTTTGCAGATCCATCTAAACAACCAATTGGACACTCGCTCTCGTGGTCACGAGAATGAAGACTCACCAACACGAAAGGCCCCTGCATCATGTCCTCCACCACTCGCCCGCTTGCCTCCACGCAACGCAAGATCATCGGCCGCGCCAAGCTGGTCGACATCGGCACCGAGGTCGAGCTCATCGCCAAGTCGGTCGACCTGATCACGGGCCGCCCGTTCTACGTCGTCAACGGCCCTGTGCCGTTCGGCGTGTGGCGCGAAGAACTGTTCGACATCGCCTACTGCCAACCGCTCAACGCCTGATGAACTCCAAACCGCTCCGCTCTGAGGCTGCTGCCAACCAGGCCCTGCAAGCCGCAACCCGCAACGTCACGGCCACCTGGCTCAAGCCCAGCACGTGCAATCGCAAGCCTGCGCCGCAATCCCTGCTGCGCCGCCTCTTCAACCGTTGAAAGGAAGCCGCATCGTGTCCACCACCTATCAATTCACCGAGATCCACAAGCACGCGAACGGCGGCAGCGTCGGCGTTGACATGGAGGCCGGCTATGGCTTCTGGGAATGGAAGGACGGCAGCGAGGGCGGCGGTCTGTGGTTCGAAGAGGCCGACGGCGCTGCGTACCTGTCCGATTTCGACGGTGCCGGCCAGCTCCCACGCCGCGTGATTGACGCCCTGCGCGCCCACGGCATCACGGTGGATGCCGACTTCGAGTAACCCCTGACGGTTGCAGATCCTGCTCGCATCAACGCGCGGGCAGCAGTGTGCGACCCGACCAACAACCACGAAAGGAAACCACCATGCGCAAAATCGAACAGGCCATGATCGACGCGATCAAGGCAAACCGCAATTGGCAGAGCTCTAACACCGCAGTCACGCTGTCGATGACATCCACGCCCGTCCTGGTGGTCACGCTCCACGGCAACCCAATCGCACGTCGCGTCGGTGAGCACTGGTCTTGGTCGCTGGCCGGCTGGAACACGCCGACGACTCGCAGCCGCGTCAACGCCATCGCGCGAGCATTCAACCTCTACCGCGTCACGACCAAGGCCGGTCTGCCTTTCGCGATCCGCCATGACCACAGCATGTTTCCGATCGACGAATGCGAGTGGGTGTCATCGTGATCCGCCGTCGTCACTTCGTCAGCTGGCTCGAAATCGCGCGCCGCCACCCGCAGCTGTTCGCCGCGCTGCGCTTCAAATTCAACCCGTGAAAGGAACCACCGTGACCCTCATCGCCGAAACCTTCATCGCCTCTCTCAGCCGGCATGTTGAGTGGGGCTTCACGTTCAAGGAGCCGGGCTCCGACGACGAAGTCTTGCAACTTGTCATCGGTGGCGACATCACCGACACCGGCAAGGCCGAAAGCGACTACGCCCGCTTCCAATGGGCCGCTGACGCCATCGTCAAAGCCAGTGAAAAGGAGTACCGATCGTGAAAACCATCCTGTCCACCATGCTGGCCGCGCTGCTGTGCGCGCTGCTGCAAGCCTGCGGGGGTGATATCGCCTCGCCCTTCGGCAAGCCCGACCACCCCGACGAGACCGTCGAGACGCCTTCGCGCGCTCAGGGAGGTTGACATGATCGACCCCGCCACCGGAGCCTGGCTCTACAACGTCACGTGCAAGCGCTGCCGCCATCGGCACCCTGCCGAATGGTCGTGCATGCGAGCAGCCATCGTCGCCGCGCAAGCGCGTGCACGGATCGTCGCCGCGCTGGGCGACACCGAGCCCGAACCTGAGCCGCCCGTGGCTGGCCTGCTGGCTGCTGCCCTGGTGGACGCTGGCATGACCGGCACCGCCGCCGAGGCCACCGCCCTGCAGTTGCTCGAAGACTTCCGCGTAGAGCCCCGCCGATGAGCCGGCGCCGCATCGACTGGCCGTCTGTGGCCCTGGCTATCGTGCTCGGCCTGTGGGGCGCCGCTGTGCTGATCGTCGGGCTATCGGCCTCGTACTGAAGAGCACCGGCCCGCATGCAACGCGCCAAAGTGGCGTGTCTGTAAATTTTTACTGCGTCCGGTGCGTCCGGTCAAAAACAGCGTTTTTCGAAACTTCCTCTATAGTTATATGTTCTGACTGCTTCATGTGAAAAGTTATAGAAAAGCCTGTTTTTGACCGGACGCACCGGACGTGGTTCTATACTGGTGCTATGGAAAAGGGCCCCGTGGGGCCCTTTTTGCTATCCGCCTTCCAAGAGTCGGATCCCGTGCACGATGGTTCGGCGTCGCCTCGTGTTACCACCGCCAGGCCTTTCCTCGCTCGTCCGGTACGCCGGCACCACCCGCGCCAGGTCACGCACGAACCGCGCTTTGGAGGTCGGCAGGACGCCAGACTCGCGGCACCATTCCTGGTAGGCGACAAACAACCCGTCACCCAGCGCCCCCGCCAGCGGCACCTGACAGGCAGCCCCCAGCTCGCAACACTCGCGCACGAATGCGCCCAGCCTGTCTTGCTCGGCCCGGTACTCGTCGCCCGCGGCCCGCACCACGTCAGGCTCGGTCAAGCCCTTGCGGAACCACACGCCCGCAGCGCCCACCAGATCCCAGAGCACCCCCTCGCGTTCCTCTTCCCGACCCAGGAACGACCCCAGCAGCACGTCTGCGACGGCCGAAGCGGCTCCCCCCTTGACCTCATCCTCGCTGCCGAAGGACGCCACGTACGGGGCCAGCCGCACGCGCCGCCAGATCCCCCGATCCGTGCCCTTGATCACGGGCTTGTGGTTCGTCAATAGCTGCAGCTTGTGCGTGGGCACGAACTCGAATTGCTCGCCGTACAGGCGCCGCGCGGGCATCTTGTCCGAGCCGGTCGCCGACTTGATGAACCCTTCGCGCAGCACGACGTTCTCATCGGTCTCGTGAGCCGTGACCATGCGTTTGCCCACCAGGGCCACGGTGTCCGCCGAATGCCCGCCGCTTTTCCCACTCATCAGGCCCGGCGCCGCGATCCCGGCGTAGTCGCCCATGACGCCCATCACCGTCTCGATCAGCGTGCTCTTGCCGTTGCCGCCCGCGCCCCAGTGCACCAGAAACTTCTGCTCGCGCGTCGAGCCCGTCAGGCAGTAGCCGAACCAACGCCGCAGAAACTCGATCAGCGCCTTGTCGCCCACGGCCACGTCAGCCAAGAGCCGCTCCCAGGCCAGAGAGCGCGCCCCGACCCTGAGCGTCACGTCCGCCAGCATGGTGATGCGGTCGTTCGGGTCGTGTGGCCGCAGCACGCCCGTGCGCAGATCCACCGTCCCGTTCCTGACGGTCAAGAGCCACGGATTCCTGTCCAGCGACTCGACATCGACGGCCAGCATCTTGCGCACCAGGCCCACGCACGCGTTGATGGTGCCAGCCATCTCGCACTTCGAACTCCACTTTTCCAGGGCATCGGCCACGGCGTCGTTCTTGCCAGGCGCGCCCTCGGCCGCCGCTCTCCTCCTCCATTCGGCCGCCTCGTCCTTGACCATCGACGACAGGCCGCAGGTGAACCGGTACAGGTCGCCCTCTTCGCGCTTCCAGCGCCGGCCGTCCCAGACGTACCACGTGCCGGCGGCAACCAACAGCTTGTCGCCGTAGGACCGCACGAGCCGGTTGGCGTTGGCCTGGTCGGTGCACAGGTGCCGGGCCTTCGGGACGCCCTTGCGCTTTTCGAGCGGCGTGGGGTCGCTCAAGTCCATGGCTGCGGAGAGGCGCGCCAGGATCAGGTTGGCGGCCCGCGCGCCCAAACCTGTCAGGTCGTCATCATCGGACTCGATGATGGCGAACGGCGCCGCCGCCCCCTGACTCGGATTCGAGTTCTGGCGGGCGTCAGCGCTGCTCGGGTCGTCCGGATCGGGGATCGCCTCGAAGCCGTCGGCGGTCAGGGGCATGGACCAGCCCTCCAGGCGCGCGGCCAGGCTCATGATGGTGCGGCCCGTGACGCCGCCGCCCACCTTGACGTAGGGCCACACGCGCGCCTCCAGCCAGCCGGGCACGTGCTTGGCCGAGCGTGCCGACCACTCGACGACCAGGTCGAGCCCCTCGTCGCTCCCACCGGTCTCGTGGTGCACGGCAAACACCACGTCGCGCCACTGGTCGTAATCGAGGGTCTTCGTCCCGGTGTTCGTGAGCGCGTCCAGCGCCAGGCGCCACGGCGCCGTCGACCAGTCCAGGTCACCGGACGCGCGCGGCACATGAACCGGGCGCTCGAGCACCGGCACGGACGGCGACGTGCGCCAGAAGCCCGGAGCGCAGATCGCGTCCAGGGGCAGGGGGATGAGGATCATGGCGTGTCCTGCAGGTGATCCGGAGCCTGTTGGGCCTCCCGGTCGTTGTCGTCGCGTGGCTTGGCGGTCGTCGGGCCGGCCAGCATCGGCTCGCGGCGCCTGAACGCGCAATCCGGATGGCTGCACTCCCAGGCCCACGCGTTGCGGCGGTGGTACTCGCGGCTCTTGCCGCAGGGCGATTGTTTGGCGGTCACGGTTTGATCGTCCCGGCAATGACACCATCGAGGTATTCCTCGACAGACCAGGATTCGTCTCCATCCTCTTCCTTGCGGCCGTAAACGTACTTCGGGACAACGTGCAGTTCCACGGCCATGCGCCAGCGCGCAGCGTCTTGCACGAGTTCGGCGAGTTCTTCTTTCGTCATGATGCGAGATCCTCCTCTTCCCAGTCGTACTTCCCCCAACTCAGTGGCGCCGACGCGCGCGAGCCCGGAAGGATGAACTGGTTGCCAAAGCCGTCGGGCTTGACTTCGTTCTGCTTAGGAAAAATTTCCACACGGGACGCGTCCACGCCCCCGGCGCCGTCCTTCAGGCCGCACGAGACGAGGACGCCCTTCAAGAGCTGGCGCACCGAGTAGGCGTCCTGCGGCTCGTCCCAGAGTAGGTACAGGTGCACCCCGCGCCCGCCCCCTGAGCGAAAGAGGATCGGCTCCAGGCCGTGCGCCATCTCCAGCGCGTCCGCAACGCGCTGCACCACGGCCGACATCTCGGGCCAGGTGACCTTGCCGTCGTGCGAGTCGAAGTCCAGCACGGCAACGCGGGTCGTCGACTCGCCGGCCTTGATCGGACAGACCCCGCGCGCGGGCCCGCCGTTCAGGTGCCGCGCGAGCCGCTCGTCGGTCAGCGGCTGGTCGGCGCGCCAGGCCATGTGTCCGGCCTCGCTGCGCGTAGCGGTCACGTCCGTACGCACGCGCGAGGTCAGCGGCGCCAGCGCCGCGGCGATATGAGTCAGGTCAGGCACTGCGTCCCTCCTGCGGCACCCCTGCACCAGCAGATGGGTGGGTGTATAGGGTGTAGGTGCCGAGTGGCAGCTTCTCGGCGTCAGCGTGAGCATGGGCGAGCGCCACGACGAAGCCTTCCGTGTCCCTCGGGCCTTGTCCGTTGTCGTGGTACTCGCGCTTCACGATCAGCGTCGCCACTGCCTTCTGCGCCTCGCTGGGGGATGCGCTGGGAGTGGGTGTCGGATGTGGCACGTTGTGGTCGGGGTAGGTGGATGCCCCTAGCGGGACGTTTGCAATCTCCGCGATCTTCTTGGCCTTGGCCTGCCGTTCTTCCTCGCTGACCGCATCGGCGCCGCGCTGGAGCAAGTCCATGGCCCTCGGGCTCAGGTTCACCCGCTCGGCGCCCTTGATCGACAGATGGGCACTCATGGCCGCCTCCCCCACCGGGCTATCTGCCCTACTGGCGAGGTCGCGGAGGCGGTCGATGTACGTGCAGCCGAGGTTGAAATTCCCGCGCTCCATTTGCGAGATCGCCTCCTCCGCCAGCCTCGCCGCTTCGGCGGCTCGTGGGGTAGTGTTGCTCATTCGTCGATCTCCGGTGCTGCAGGGTTCACGCGCTCCGCCAGGCGGCGCAGGCGCTCGATCTCCAGTTCGAGGGCGTAGTCGACGCTGGCGAGGTCTTTCCCGTTGCGGGACTGCTCGCCCTTGAACATAGCGATCTCATTGGCGCGGCGGTTCAGGATGGTTGCGATCTGCTCGCGCTCTCGATTGGTCAGGGCTTCGCTCATCGCTTCTCTCCCGTCCCCGCTCCCTGGGAGGGAGCGGCAGGGGTGGCGAAGCGCCGCACAGCTTCGCGGACGAACTGAATGGTCGTCCACTCCTTCTCGCGACTTTCGTTTACCAGCGCGTCGATTTCCTTCTCGGGCACCTCCGCCCCCATGACTCCCTGCACGCTCGCCGATGCAGCCGGAGCGGTGGCGATGCGCTCGCCGCGCTGAGAAAGCATCATGGCGAAGTTGGCAACGTCCACCGGGTCGCCCTTCTCGACGTGCTCTCGCAGCATCCGCGACAGAGTTTCCGCCGAGCATTGCGCCTTGTCGTCCCAGCCGCCTCGGCCCTTGGTACGCGCCGCTGCCATCTTCTGTCGCATCTTGCTTGCGAAGGCATCCACGGCCACATCGTCCGGATGCTGGTTGTCCAACCACGAATTGAGGATGTTCTCGGCGCTCTCTCGCTCGACCGCCTCCCCCACCGGGCTATCTGCCCTACTGGCGAGGTCGCGGAGGCGGCCGATGGCCGCAACGAGAGTTCGCCATTCCGCCCCGCCACCCGGCCCCTGGCCGTGGAATGAGGCCTGGCCATGCCTCAATGCCAAGCGCTCGATCTCATCCGCCAGCCTCGCCGCTTCGGCGGCTTGTGGGGTAGTGTTGGGGTTCATGGCTTGCGTCCTGTGATGCTTTCGTAGATTTGCTCTGACGTTTCGTTGGCCTGCTTCGCTCCCTGGGAGGGAGCTGCAGGGGTGGCGCATAGACCGTGTGTGCACTCTGGCAACGCGTCCAGGGCTTCGTCAAATGCGCTCCAGTCGACATAGCAGGCAATGGCCGCGAGCTGTTCGACTTGCGTCCAACCTTCGGTTACGTTGCTAGACATCCAACGGCGCAATTTGCGATAGCGAGCAGCGTCGGTCACCACCTCCGCCCCCATGACTCCCTGCACGCTCGCCGATGCAG